TACCCACGTCGCCGTAGCGGTTCAGCAACCAGGACAGTTGCTGCGCCCCGCCCATCACGTTCTGCTGCGGGTTGAAGGGATCGGTCACGCCCCAGTCCTTCATCGTCGAAGGCATCAACTGCATCAGGCCCATCGCGCCTTTCCTGCTCACCGCGCCGGGCCGACCACCGGATTCGACCTTGCTCACCGCTCGCAGGAGATTCACATCCACGCCTGTGGCCTTGCTCGCCTGCGCGAATACGTCGCCGCCTTCGCCGGTCAGCCCGAACGACCCGACCTCTGGCATGCCCGCTCGCGGCCCTTCCCAGGCCGCGCTCTGCATCGAAATACCCTGCTGCGTCGCCATCGCGAGCCTGTCGACGGCAATGGCGAAGCGCGTGGTCGCGAGCGCGAAGGTGTCGCTGCTCTCATCTAACTTGGCGGCAGCGGCCACAATGCCGCTATTGCCGCCGATCTGCGGATTGTATGCCGCCGGTGGCGGTCCCGCCGGGCGAGGTGGCATGCCGCGTTGTAGTAACGTGCCCAGGAGCCCACCGCCGCGCGTGATCTGCGCTTCGGGCCGACCGTAGCCCGCCATTTCGGTCGCGCTCGCCGCCGCCGTCGATGCCAGAAAATTCTTGACCTCGCCCAACGCCAGCCGCTTGAAGACTTCGCCCACCGATTTCGAGCGGTCCAGCAACGCATCGAAGACCTCATCGAACATCGATTTGAAAGCTTCGAATACGCGCTTCTGGTCCTCGATGATGGCGTCGTTGGCTTTCTTCCAGCCTTCCAGGCGATACTTCTGCCCTTCATCGACGGCCTTCTGGTGGATAACTTGTTGCTTGGCCTCCATCTCCGTCTGGCGATCTGCGATGGCTTTGTCCACATCGATTCCGGCGGCTTTGAATTCCTCGCGATGAACGTCGAGATACTTCGCCTGCGCCTGAAAGATTTCTTCGAGCTGCTTCTCCTCGATTCCCGCGACCGCCTGCGCCTGCTGCATGCGCAGTTGCGTGATGCGGTCGATGCCCGCAACCTTCTTGCGGAGATCCTGTTCGTCCATCGCTTCGATGTACGCGATCTGCGCCTCGTAACTGCCCTTCGTTTTCTCCTCTTCGAGCCGGTTCTTTTCCGTGATCTCCTGCTTCTGCTTGTCGAAGAGCTTCGCGTCCATCTCCAGGTCGCGCGCCGCGCCGAGTTGCCGCCGCAGCTTATCGGCGTTCTCCTGCGTGATGGCGTGATCCTTGATCAGGGTGTCGAGCTTCGCGAAGAGGTCGTGGTATTTGACGATCACGCCTTCGGCGGGCGAACTGAGCGCCTCCAGCAGAGTCTTCGATGCGCCGCTGGCCCATTCCGCGACCTGTTTCTGGATCTCTTCCAGGCCCGTCTCTTTCTTGATGTCGGCCTGCTCGCCCAGGCCCAACGCTTTCAGGACCGTCGGCAGCAGGCCGCTGCCCTTGGCAAGCTCCGTCATCTTGCCCTTGAGCGATTCCCACAGTTCACCGATCCACTTCGTTGCGGAGTCGGTCAGTTGTTTCGTCTTCTCCGGGTAGAGCGTCACGAAGCCCATCACGAACGCTGTAATCGTTCCCATCGCCGCCAGGAGTATGGGGTCAGTCAGCACCGCCACCAGCCCCGCCGTGAGCGCCTTCGTGATGCCCCAGATGGCGTCAATGGCTGGACCGGAGATGCTCTTGAACAGACTCCAGGCCCCGGCAAACGCGACCACGGCTGCGGTGCCTGCCGCGAGATTGACAATCAGTTCCTTCGTTGGTTCGGGCAGTTTCATCAGCCAGCCGATGAGTGCCGCGACCGGCGCGAGAATCTGCGTCATTTCATCCGCGAGCTTGTTCAGTGCCGGGCCGAAGCCCTTATCACCGGCCAGCAGTTCTGCCGCGCGCACGCCTGCGTCCGCGAGGTTCTTAAAGCTCTTCGCCGCGTCGTTGATGCGCCCGCCCGCGCCGCCAGCCTGCTTCTGCATTCCGATGAGGATGGCCTGCCACGTCGCCGCCGGATCGAGGACGCCTTCCTTCATCGCCTTCTTCACGTCTTCCGTCGATACGACCACCTCCCCGGTCTGCTTTTTGATGGCGTCCTTCAAGGCGTCCATCACCTTGACGCCTTCGGCGGGTAGCTTGCGGATCAGATCCATCGAGCCGACGAAATCCTTGCCCATGATGCGGGCGAAGATCATGATGATCGAGTTCACGTCTTCGATGGAACCGCCCATCTGCGCGACTTGATCGGTGATGACCTTCATGGTGGCGGGCACGTCTTTCGCCTGCGCACCAAACGCCATCAGTTGGCGGGCGGATAGTTCCAGATCCTTGAACCGGAATGGGCTCTGCGCCGCAATCGCGCGCACCTGCTCGATGACCTCGCGAGCTTCGGACGCACTACCCGCGAACGCCGTCATCGCCTGCTCCGCGCGTCCCAGTTCGGCGGAAATCTGCACCATGCCCGCGATCATGCGGCCAACGCCCAAGCCCGCGATGGCGGTAGTCAATTCTCCGAATGCGCTGGTCGTTTGCTTGACGGAGACGGTGAGAGAACTCTGCGCGGCTCCGGCTTGCTGCGAGGATTTCTGCGCGGTGGTTCCGGTCTGAGCGATGGCCGTATTCAGCGCGTTAACGTTCTGCTGCGCGCTCTGCGCATTGAACTGGCACTGAATGTAGATGTTGTTAGCGGCCACGCGACGACCTCTTCATCGCTTCCTCTTGGAAACGGTTGCGCTCCTCGTGCAGCAGGCGCAACAACAAAAACACCGGGTACGAAATCTCAGCCAGGGTAACCGTCACACCGGCTTGCAGCGCGAAATCCAGATCGATTGCCTGCGACATCATCTGCCCGCTGCTCGACCCCAGGTATTCGTCCAGGCGCGTCAGCGGGCATTCGTCGCAGCGGTCTTCGCCGGTCGCATAGGGACACTCCGTCGGGCCGGGACACAGGTCGGCGCGCCGGAACATGCGGTGAAAGACGAGGCGCGGTGACGGCACTTCGGGCCAGCCGCCCGCGCCCGCTAGAAATTTGACTCGTCATACTTCGGCACCGCCTCCTGCTCGATGGCCTCGATGACGGCGCGGATCGCCGCGTCCTTGTGCAGAGCGGGCACCCCGTTTCCGTAACCCTCCGCGTGACCGTTGCACTTGTCCCAGAGCGCCGCGCTCGATTCGAGGTTGCTGCGGATCTCCTGCACGTTGTACGGCAGCATCACGAACTTGGTCGACGCTTGCAGCGTCTTCACCTCGTCCATGTTCGGAATGCGCACCGTGTGCTTCACCGTACCGGTGAGAACCTGCAATTCGACCGTCGCTTCGTCCGCGCCCAGTTCCACGCCAAGCACGTCGCAGGTGGCGAGTTGGTTGATGATCCACGCCGATTCGGCTTCGGAGAGCGGCGGCGCGCCGTTCAGTTTAATCGCCTCGTAGAGCACGCTATCCGCGTCGCCGTTGACGAACCGGCGCTCGACGGCACCGCGCCCCAGATTCTTCTGAATGAGTTTGCGTTTCTTCCGGTGCGCGTTCCACTCCGCATCGGTCGGCCAGCGCACGGTGATGTCTGCTTTGCCTGCGGCGGCGCGAAAGCCGCCGAATGTGATCGTACTGGTTTGATCAAACATAAACTCAGAGCCCGAGGATCGCGTCCTTGGTCGTGGTGGCGCTCATGGTAATAATCGGCGTCACGCCATCGGTGGGTTGCAGAGCTTGCACGGAGCACTGCACCGTAACGATGTTGTTGTCGTCGCCGTTGGTCACGGCTTGCAGGCGCGTGCGCGGCATCGTGATCTGGAAACTGTGATAGGAGGTTCCGCCGATGAGCGCCCCCTGCGCTCCGAACGTCGCCGGGCCTTCGGTGCCGTTGATGAGGTTGTTGAATTCGGCGGACCCCTTCTGCGCGCGCGCCACGAAGCTGAGCGTCATCTCGCGGATGCCGTATTCCATGCGCCCGCGAACGGCATAGCCGTTCTGCGTGCCGCTGCCGGGATAGATGCCGGTGTCCATGCGAACGTTGTTATTCCACCTGAATTCGAGCGACATAAACGACTGCGAGAGCACGTAGTCGATGCCATTGATCGTGATCGCCGCGCCTGCCGCGTTGATCATGTGCTCGTTCGTCACGACCGGCAACGGCGTCAGGCCGGGCGTCTGCACCCGGCCCGAGCCGGGCAAGGTCGCGGCCACGCGGCAGTTGGCGCGCCCCGGCCCGCTTGACATCGTCAGCGTCCAATCGCCCACTACGCAGGCGATCAGGGCACGGTCGACAACGGCGTTGGCTCCGGTGCGGATCTGCTCGTCCCAGGTGAAGCACGGCAGATTGATGCAATTCACCGTCGGATCATTCGGCACCGCAGCGTAGGTCCAGCCGGTGCCCGCCGCCGATTTCGTCGCCTTCCCCGTCGTGAAGCAAAACAGCCACGCCAGGAATTCCGACGAGACGAACTTTTCGAGCGCAACACCCGCGTCCTGATAGGACGGATAGAGTTGGCTTGGGAATTCGTTGCCCTTGCCGATGTCGAGCGCATTGCTCTCGTTGACCGGCGCGACCGTCGCAAGCGCCGGGTTGGTTTTTGTCAGGCTCCACATATCCGTGAGCGCATTGATCGTCGGCACGTCGACCTGCGGTTTGAAGCCGAACGCGATTTGCGTCTCTTGGATGTTCGCGGGGCAGGACGTTGGTCCTGTCAACGGCTGTACCGCGTCCGGTGCTTGGGGTTGTGGCGTCATTTCGTTTCCTCCAGAAAATGTCGTTGTTGTCTACTTACACGCGGAGGCCACCCTGCGGATTCGGGCACCTGCCAGAGCATCACGAGATAATCGATGCCTTCGGAAAGTTTGCGCCGTTCCCACCGAACAAGGTCCGCGCCCAATAAGCCGGGCAGGAGCGGGCAGTAATACCACACCAGCCCGCAATCCGACGAGGCGGGCACTCCAGTCATGATGAGGTCGATCAACTCCTGTTCGGAGCGGTCGGGCAGCGCGCGAATGCAGACCTCGATCAGATGCGCGTAGCGCGACATGGTGCCGGTGTCGTCGCGCTCCGTCCCGGTCGTAACCACCAACAGTTGGCCCGGCTGCATGCCGTAGATCGCGCGCTCCACGTCGTTCGAAAGCGGGTTCTGGTCGACATACGCGATGATCGGGTCGATGGGCGCAAGCTCCGCGAGTAACTCTGGAATGTCCGCCAGCGTGTTCGCCATCGCGTTGGTGAGATCTCCGGTGCGCGACATCAGAACCCCATGCCCGGCGGTTTGCGCTCGTTCGGCCCCACCGGGATAAATGCGTTCATCACCCACTTGCCGTACTGCTTTTCCGTTTCGTCGAAGACCACCTTCGCGTCCGTCGTCGCGAACCCGATCATCTGGTCGTAGGTCTGGCAGGCCTTCGCCTTCAGGCGTTCGTAGCGCGTGGTGTTCTCCGCGCGGATGACGCCCAGCGCCGCCTTGCGTAGCGTGAAGTTCTTTCTGGTCGCGCCGGTCAGGCGCATGTCGCGGTAAGGGCGCTCGTGAATCGTCGCCTGTTTGATGATGGCGTAAAAAACGCAGAGCTTCTTGGCGCTCTGGCCGTCGGCATCGAAGTGCCTTCCCCAGCGGGCCTTCTGCTCCGCGACCATCTTGTCTCCGATGGCCTTGAGCGCCGGATCGCTGAGGTTCGGCCCGCGAATGCGCCCGCTCTTCGTGACGGCGATCTTCACCATTACGCGACTGCCCCCCATTCCTGAAGCACCACAATCGAGAATCCGACCGCGAGCGCCTGCACCCGCACCACCTGAAATTGCCTGCCGCTCTTCTGCACCACATCGCGCGGCGCGGGCGGTCGCGGGAGATCCGCGTCGCGCACGTCGATGTGGCTGTAGCGGCCAGGAGCCACGTCTTCGTCGGAGGCTCCGTCCTTCCACAACACCGACACGTTCACTGCCTGGGCGGCGTCGCCCTGCGGCAGATACGTCACCTGCGAGCCGAACGTCGCGATCTGCGCGGGCCAGAACAACGACGGCAGGTAGGTATCGATGAATGGATTGGTCGGCATGCTTCCCCCGAATTGCGCCCGCGCCCCCGAACACCCAGTACTGAGCCCGAAGGCGCGCGGCGCGTTCCGCTGGCACGCGGAGCTTAGAGCACCTTCGCCATGAAGCTGGCGTTCGGTCGATACGGAACCATGATCGGCGCGCTCTGCAACATCACGAACCGCACGCTTGGGTCCTGCTGCACCCATGACTTGACGAAATAGGGGGTCGCCACCAAGCTGTCGTCATCGCGGATCGCCCCGTAGGCCTGCACGCCCTGGAGCGCCGGGGAGGTCATCAGCAGCGTTCCGGCGGGCAGGATCTGCGTTTCGGTGCCGGTCGCCGGGTCGACGTACCAGCCCGAATAGACGAAGATGTTGAACCCCTGGATCTCGCCCATCAAAATGCCGCCCTCTTCCTGCAAGGCGTTCGCGGTCAGCGTGGGAGTGGTGTTGTAGCTGCGGAACACATTCAACACTTGCAGCACCGTTGGGTCGCTGCGGAAGACTTTCCAGACATCCGGCGTCATCAGAACATCTCGCGGAAAGACGCCCGTATCCTGGAGAACGATAGTGCCCCAATCCTGGAGATTGTCGAGGATCTTCACGCCCGCCGTGCTCCAGAGCGGGCTCGCCGGGTTGACGGTGTGGCTCGAACTGCGCTGGAAGTCCACCACCTGCGTCGGATACTTATCGCCGCTGATCGTGCTCTTGCCGGTAACGAGCACTTCGCCGCACATCACCTCCAGGCGGCGGCGCAGCATCGCAAGCTGGTCTTCCATGTCATACGCGATCAGCGCGCGCAGGCGCTCGCTTGGCGCAAGCGTGCCGCCGATCTGTTCGCCCGCGCTGCGCTTCAACGGGCGGTTCATATCGAACACTCTTTTGTCTTTGATGTAAGCCGGGCTAAAGGTGTTCGTGATGAAGCCCTGCGATGCGACGATCTGGCCTTCGACCAGCGGGCTCACGAACGGCGCGACACGCCGCTTGCCCTGGATCACGTCGAAATGAATCTGCTCCGTGGTTTCGGACTGCACTGTGCCGAAATAGCGGTCGAGCAGAAACTGCGGGTTGCCGAGCAGCGATTGCAGGACACCCGTTAGAACATCTGTCGAGAATACATCCGACATTGGCTTGACTCTCCATTGATGTACTGGGTGTCCAAGTCATGCGGCCCGCCGCCTGTGCCGGGACCGGCGAGCCGCGCTTACTAACGGGGTCTACTTCTTGTCCTTCGTGTCCTTCGCGCCCTTCGAACCTTCGGGTTCGTGGTGTTCCGTCGGCTTCGCGTGCGGTGCCGCGACCGGCGTTACAACCTGCTGCGGCTGCGGATGCATCTGCGCGTATTCGCGGGCCTCTTCGGCTTGCGCCTGCTGAAGGTCCTTCTGCGCCTGGGTGGTGTATTTATCGCGCTCGTCGGTCTGCTGCTTCGCGAGCTTCGACCGCTCCTCTGCTTGCTTCGCTTCGAGGTCCGCGAGCGCCTTGCGATGCTTCTCTTCGAGCGTCCCGGCTTCCTCTGCCGCTTCTTTCCAGGCCTCTTCGGTCGGCGTCTGCGGCAGATCGCCGTACTCCGCAATCGCCCACGGCGGCTGACGCAGCACGCCCGGTCCCGGCGGCACCGGCACCGTTCCAGGAGGCGCATACGCGAGCTTGGCGTTCCTGATGCGCTCCACTTCCTCGTCTTCCGCCTTCTCCTGGTCCTTGATGGAGAGCATCTGGGGAAGCGGCCCTCCGGTGCCCGGCAGACTATTGAACGGCACCAGCAGGCCCGACCGCTGCAATACGGTGAGCACGTAGCAGCCGATGTCCCAGAGCCCGGCGGCATCGAGCGCCGCGCCTTTCGAGGAGAAGGTCATCGCGGTATCGAGGAACTTGCCCTGCGTGTACACGAGGCCGGTGACCGCAGAGCCAGTGCCGGTGTTGATGTCCTGCGCCAGGATGGCACGCGGAACGAGCGCGCCGACGACCGTGGTCAGCGTGCCCATTGCCGCGCCGACTGCCGCGCCGTAAAGCACGGTGCCGCGCTTCAGCACGCCGAGCGAGGCCGCGATGGTGGCGCTCTGCGAGATGCATTCGGCCGCGAGCAGCGGGTCGAAATTGTAGGTGTCCGTCGTGAAGATCGGAACGGAAAGTGGAAATGTGGGCGTCGCCATTGTGTCAGTTCTCCTTTACTGGACCCTTGTGCTTCTGCGCAACCGCTCCGGAGGCACGTAGGCCAGGATGCGTTGGACCTCTGCGGCCACGGAGTTGGCGGTGTTCTCTTCGCCCGGCACCCCCACATTCGGATTGGGAATCTGACTCATGCGCGCGTCGAGCGCATCGGTCCTGGGCGCTGCGGCCTCCGGTGCCGACCGCAGGATGGCCTGGGCGGTTGCGAGATCGTGATCGGTCGTGAGTGCAAGCGTGCGCGCCAAGTTCTCCCGGCCACGCGCTTCCTCGCAGTTTAAGATTGCAGCGATACGCTGCCGTTCTTCACTTAGCTGCACGTCAGTTGCTCCTTCTACCGGGGGATCGATCCCGGCTTCGTCTTCTGCGTCCTCGTCGCTATCGTCGTCACGGCCTGCTTCGTCCGTCAGGTCTTCGGCTTCCTGATCGGCTTGCTTGACCTTGCCCGCCGCCATGCTCACGGCGGTTACCGAACCGATAATGCGAATTCCCTGCCGCTCCGTCTGCGCCGGGTCGAGCGCCTCCGCGCCGAGCAGCGATTCGAGCGAGCCTATCGTGTCGGCCATGCCGACGGTGACGGCGGCGCGCGCCGCGACGACTGCCCCTTGCCCGAAGTCCCGTTCGATTTTCGCTTGGGTGAAGCCACGGAAGCCCGCCACTTTGTCGATGAACACCTGCGCCAGTCCATCGACCATCTGCTGAAGCTGCGCGCGGCCTTCGGTAGTCGCCGGGTCCGTGCGCTTCAGCGGGCTCTGCGAGGAGACGATTTCGTATTTCTTCACGCCGTGCTTTTCCATCGCAGCCGTGTCATCGAACACCGTGGCGAGCACCCCAATCGAGCCAAGATGCGCCGTCTCGTCGCTCACGATGCGCCCCGCCGCCGAGGCCAGCCAGTATGCCGCCGACGCGCCCATACCGCTCACGTAGGCGGTCACCGGCTTCTTCTCGTTGGCCGCGCGGATGCCATTGGCGAGTTCGTTGATGCCGTCGATTTGCCCGCCCGGCGAATTGATCGCGAGCACGATGGATCGCACTGCGGGCTCGTCCAACGCCGCCTGGAGGCCTGCGGAGATGTCCTCAACCGCCGTGCCGCCCAGGAGCCACGTCCAGATCGAGCGGTACGGGAACAGCGCGCCGCGAACGTTGATGACGCCCGTGCCGTTGTAGTTCTTGAGGAGCGGCCCGCCGCCTTCGACGCGGCCAGCCTGCCGCGCTGCGGCTTCGATGTCCACCTGGGAGGCCGACCGGATCAAGCCGTGCAGATGCTCGCGCGTGATAGCCCACGGGCGGTCCTCCGAAAACAGAGCGAGCCCCAACGGGGCCGTGATCGTCGCTGCCATTACGTTGGCTCCTTCACGGGTGTCTCCTCCGGTTGCGCCGGGAAGCCGACCGGCTTCGGCGGCGGCGGTTCCACCCAAAGACCCGCCTCCTGCAACCGCTGTTTTTCCACCTGCCTCTGATCGATCACATCGTTGTAATCGAGCCCTTGCTCCGCGCACTCCGCTTCGAGCGTCGAGATGCCCGCCGCCATGCGCAGCTGCGCCGCTTCCGCTTCCTTCACCGGATCGATCCAACCTCTGCCGGGGCCGATCCATTTCGCGCGCGTGTAGAACGGCTTCATCGCGTAATAATCGGGCGCATCGATGAGGCCCGCCGCGACCGCTTCCTCAAACCAGAGTTCGTAGATCGGCTGCGACCAATAAGCCGCGAGCCAACTGCGGCGCGTCGTGAAGTAGCGCCACGATTCGAGCAACGCCGCGCGCGCCGACGAATAGGTCGTTTTGCTGAAATCCTTCATGACCTGTTCGTAGGGCAACCCCACCGACAAGCCGATCTGGCGCATCACGAATTCGCAGAAGTTCGGGAATTGCGAAGCCGGGCGGTCGGGCGCGAACGGCTTCATCGTGTCGCCGGGATACAGCGGGAAGACCGTGCCGCCTTCGAGTTGCACCCGGTATTCCGATTTCGCCGCGAGATACGCGTTCGCGTCGCCGCCCACCATTTCCGCGAGCGTCGACGGATCGAGCGGCGTCTCGATGACTGCCGCGACCAGCGCATTCACGATGGCGCTCTGCAACTCCGCGCGCTGATAACTGTCGAGCATGCGGAACTGTTCCATGACCGGCGCGAGCAACGGCTTCCCGCGCGTCTGATCGATGCGGTCGATGGGATAAATGTGCAGCACGCGTTTCCGCCCCCACGGCGTCGTGGTCGGAATGCGTTCCCACTCGCCCGCGATGCCGCCCAACGCTGGAAAAAACAGCCCGGGCCATGTGGAAATCTTGCGCACGTAATATGCGAGCGGCTTGCCGTAGGTGTCCATCTCGACGCCGCCGCGCAGCGTGAGCGTGGGCGTCATATTGCCGGGGTTGGAGAGCCGGTCGGAATCGACCAGCTGCACGCAGGTGCGCCACGGCGATTCGGTGCGAGGCATCCAGAGTGGCAGCGCCAAGGCCTCGCCGTTTTGCAGCACGCTGCGGTAGACGAGCGTGGTCAGGCCGGTGAACGTCAGCTTCCCCGCCACATCAATCGTGGTCGTATCCGCCCAACTTCTCCACAGACTTTCCACTTGCTGCGCCCACGTTTGCGCCCAGGTCGCATCCTTGCCAAGCGCGCGGTAGTCGGGCCACGCGGAGAGCCGCAACGAGATCCCGATGACGTTGTCGAGGACCGTCTGAAACGCGCCCGCCGCGATGCCGGTGTTGCGGTCGAGATCGCGGCTGCGCGCGATGAGCGCGTCCATCGAGCCGAACAATTCGGCGTCGGCAGAGGCGCGGATCGGATTCCAGTTCGACAGTTGCTTGCGGATGCGGCTGGCCCCGGTGTACGGCGTGTCGGTGTAGTAGCCGTAGGTCATGCGACTGCCGTCCGCGTCCTGCTGCGCGCGGAGCTTCGGCCTGAGGTCGAGCGTGGTGAATTCACGCGGCCCGAATAGCCGCGCCAGGAGGCCGGGCTTCGCAGTCTCGACGGGTTGTGTCTGCTCTGCCATCTATGGCCACCCGAAAAAGCTGAACGGCTTGCGAACCTTGGCTGCTGTCGTGCCGGTCGCGCCGCACTGTACGGCCAGACTGTCGATGACGCGTTGCAGGGCGACCGGATCGCCCTGGCTGTACTCGACGCGTCCTAATTGCGGCGTGTCGACCGCGCGGATCGCCTGCCCGGCGGCGAGCTTGTACTGCTGCGCCTGCAAGTCCTGAAGCAGCGTGCAGGGGTTCGGCAGCGGCGAGGCCCCGGTCTGAATCTGCGAGGCCTGCACCTGCAGCACGCCTTCTTGCGCCGTCTGCGGGTTGGCGGTGCCTTCCCACCGATACACCCAACTCCCGGCATTAATGAGCGTCAGATCGAAGTGATACGCGCCCACGCTTTCCCGCGCGATGGCATCCACGCCGTAGGTGTAGACGGTCGCCGCGCCATTGCCGTCGCGGATGGTGAGCAGCACGCTCGTCGGGTCCGCCGGAAAGCCCTCGCCGTCCGTGAACTGCGCACTGAGCCGAACCTGATCGCCGATATCGTAAGCGTTACTCATGGTTCCACCTTCGTGGTGACATCGCCATATAGGCGGTCGCTGATTGTGACGCCACCCAGGAGCGCCGCCCCGGTTTCCACGCTGCCGATGATCGCCCATATGTTGAGGACCGGGAGCAGGCCCGTGATTGAGAGCGCGGCGGGCTTAGGGGTGAAGGTCCAAGCCGTGTGCAGGCTCGCGGGCAGGCTCGTTATGTGCAGGAAGGCCGTGCCGGGAACCAGCGCCGTGATCGGATGCAACGTGGGCGGCAGGGTATGGAGGGCGAGCGCGGCCTTGCCGACAGTGAGCGTCAGCGTCGTTGTCAACGCTCGCGGCTGCACCGCGAGATGCGCCGTGCCGGGGATCAATGCCACCGTGGCATGCAGGCTCGGCGCTTTGGGCGTGATCGCGAGCGCGGCTTTGCCGACCGTCAACGTGCCGGTGGGGTGAAGCGTTGGCGCGAAGGGGGTGACAGTTAACGCCGCCGGGCCGATTGGGAGTATCGTGCCCTGGAACACCGTGACGTAGGCGTTCGCCTTGCTGACGGTAACGCCCGCTGGCGGTGCCAGCACTGCGTATGCGTTCGCCTTTGAAACCAGGATGCCGTACGTGGCGAACGTCAGCGTCGGGGCAAAGGTGGTATACGTCAGCGTGCGCAGGCCGGGCGAAAGATTGCGCCGGATGGCCACCGTCTCATCGACTACGACACTGCTGCCGACGAGGTACTGCGACGTGCCCGACTCGCACTGAAAGTTCTCGCCTGGGATCAGGTACTGCCGCGTGCCGGTTATGTACTCGATATCTGCCACTTACGTCACCGTCAACAACGGGTCCACGTAGATAATTGCGCTCGGCTTCGATACCATGACACGTGCACGGATCACGCCTTTCTGCGTCGTCGTAAACGTTGCCTGGATGCGTTGCGAGTTCGGTGTAGTAAAACCTTGCCAGCCGCCCGCGCCTGCCCCGAACCGGGTCGTGAGTAAAACGTGTGCTGCTACATCCGGGTTGCTGTGGGTGTTCAGTAAAACTGCTTGCGGATAACCGCTCGTGCCGGGATATTCCACCTCCAGCCAGACATCGTCGTCGTACAGCGCCACGTTCTCCGTGCAGAGTTCTATGGTCAACGTGTGAGCGGCGGGACTGTCATTCCAAACCGTCATCCACGGACCTTCCAGCGGTGCGTACATCGATGGGCCAGCGCCGGAAGCATAGGTGGAAAACAGATGGCTGAAGAAATTCGTACCGTCCGTAGCACCGCTTGGCCGATAGTGCGGAGTTGACTCGGCTACCACAGACCCCTGATACATATAGCGGGCCATTCTCCAGTTGTTATTACCGGAGTCGCAATTGTCGAAGCTGATGCGCGAACTCCATACCGGCACGGGAGCGTTGGTCAGGTTCACCGTCGCGGGCAGTTTGCAGTTGCGGAAACTCACTTGGCTAAAAAGAGACGTGGCAATCGCGACCAGATTCTTTCCGGACATGATCGACAGGTCTAAGCCGCTGCACTCGACGATTATCTGCGTATTGACGCTTAGAATGATGAGCGAAGTCGGCCCGACTCCTGATGCCGACACACCGCCGCCTCGCCAGACAAGACCGCCTCCCAAGAAACTAATGCCCTGCGAGGCATTGCCAAACTTCAATGTACAGTTGATGAATTCCTGACGGAAGTCGGGTGCGCCTGTCTGTGAGAGGGAAAATCTACTTGCAGTGTTCGTATTGTTCAGAGTCAGATTGCAAGTATCGAATTTCCAGGTCCGGATTTGAAAGGTTGCGCCAACGGTTGAGTCTCCGCAATTAAAGGTCAGTCCGTAGACATACGCATATCCGGAGGTCGTCATACCACTGCCTCCGGACGTTCCGATGACCGCCGTGGTGCCCAGGCCTGTGGGCGGCATCGTTACGTGCGTATTCGCGCAGAGGATCTTGATAGGCGCATACGGAGCAGCCGGTGCCGTATAGGTCTGTGCAGTCGCCGGATTTTCCGTATGGTTGTCTGCCACCCAAATGGTGTCTCCCTGGAGGGCTGCGGCGCACGCTGCCGACAGAGTGGTGTAGGCCGCAGCCCAGCTACTGCCGTCGTTCGGCGTGGTGCCCTGATTCCAGAGATACCGGATTGCCATACTCAGCCCAGTGTGAATACTCCAGCCACGTTGATCTGCAATTGCAGCGTCGATCCGGCGGCGATGGTGACATCAGCCGGGGCCGTATCGAGCAAAACGTAGGCGATCAGATCGCCCGTCGTGGAATCGTAGATCACGGCGAAGCGCGCCACGATGTTGCCGCCCGCCGCCGTCCACGACACGTCGGCGCAGTCGAAGGTTTCGAGGCCCGACGCATTCGTCCAGGTTGCGGCAGCCGTCGCGCCGCCCGCCGTGTAGCCGTTCGCCGCCGCCACTTCGTTGGTCGCGCTGCCGTAGGTAGCCGTGGCGAGCGATTTGTTACCGACGTTGCTGGTGGATTGGTACAGCGCGATCTTGATCGTGTCCAGCGTCAGGTTGAGGACTTTCGTGCCCAGTTTGTAAGAGAACTGGTCGTAAATAACCCAAGTTCCTGTTGCCATCGCTGAACCTCCATCAGTTCTTTCGAATGGTGACTTGCGCGACTGCGGTTTGCGCGCCGCTCCTCGCGAGCACCAGCACTTGCACGTTATTTCCCTTGATGCTGCCCGGGGCCGTGTAATAGCCCGTCGAATCGATGCTGCCCGTGTCGGACGGATCGATAGCCCAGGTCGCGTCCGGTATGTTCGCCGTGAATTGCTGACCGCTGCCTATCTGCATGGTTACGGCGGGCGGCGTGATTTGCAGATTGGTCGGCGGGTTCGGTTGCTGGATGATGTTGACCTCCTGTTTATTACTGGGGCCTGATTCCTGCTGCGACGCCGACTGCAACCACGATGTCGCCCAATAGCAAAACGTTCCGATGGGCACGTCGAGATCGGTATAGGTGAGCGCCGTGATCGGAGACGCGGTGAGCTTGACGGCGGTGCCGGTGCCCGCGCACGGATTCGCCAGCCGGTAGACGTTGTAGGTCACGTTCGGCGTGGTCGAAGCCGTCCACGTGATGACCACATTCCGTCCACTGCCGACCGGCGTCGGCGTCGGGATATGAGTGTGCTTCTGGCATCCGATGAGCGCCACCGCCGCGATCATGAGCATCCACCGCATATCAGTCCAGAAAACTCTCGCTCGCCCGCGTCGGCTTGAATTGCGGAACCGGCGTGGCCGAGGTGCGGATCGCCGCGCCGCGCCCGCCGGTTGCGGAGCCCGCGCGCAATGCGGTTTCGAGATCCTTCCATCGCGATTCGGGCCATGTTTCCATGCGCAGCACCGCCGCAGCGGCGCGCGCGTAAATCCGGCAGTCGAGCGCCTCGTTGCGGTCGCGGCGCTTTTCCCATTTCGTGCTCACGCGGCCCGCGAGCGTGGTCGTGATCAATTGCTCCGCGCAGAGCATCTCGAAATACTCGCGGCCATATTCGGGGAAGTGACAGTAACCGGCGGGCCATTCCTCGCCTGCCGCCAGATCCGGCATACGCAGGCGCAGCAGCCGGTACAGTTCCTCTTTGCCGATGCTCGTGTTTACCGGCCAGAGCCGCACGCCTGCGCGCAACATCTTGCCGCCCGGCGTCACATCGACCAGCGACGGCGCGCCTACGAACGCGGAGATGTGAACCGTGTTCTCGCCCTTCACCGCCATCACGGTCTGCGAGCCCATCTTGCGAACCCATTCGTATACGCGCATCGTGTTGAAGCCCGTATCGACCGCGAGCTTCTTGATGCGCAGCGCGCCGCCGTAGGCCGACGGGAATTCCTCATCGAGCAGCGCCGCGAACCGCTGCCACACCTGCGGCTGATTGGTATTGCCTTCGAATACGCGATACTCGACGGACCAGGAATGCCGGTTGCGCCCCCAAGCGACGATCTCGACCTCGATGCGCGTGGGATGCACGTCGGCACCGGCAGTCAGCACCAGCCCGCCTTCGGGCACCTCGCCAATCGGATACGACTCGCGGCGCTCGAAGAGCCGGTCGACATCCGGCACCTCGCCTTGATCCGCCCACGGAATCCCCAGGATCGTGTTGTAGTAGGTCTGGAGCTTCTCAGGACTCGCGAGCGCACTCTCGCGCTTGCGCAGAATCTGCGTCCAGCTGAGCCAGCCGACCGGCGAGTACAGGCTCGACAAATGATAGCCGCGCGTGATGCCGTCGCCTTGCGCCGTGGCGCGCCACGCGCCGCGCTCCAGCATCCAGGTCTTCTCGTGGTCGAAGATCTCGCGCTCGCACTCCTGGCATTTGTACGCCGCTTCGCCGCGACGCGTCTCCGACCAGTTCAGCCGTTCCGGCAGGAAGACGATGTATGCGCCGCAGCGCGGGCACGGAACGAACCAGAAGTTCTGGTCCGACTTGTTGAAGAACGTCTCGATGCGGCTGCGGCCCGCAATCGTGGGCGTCGACGCGATCAGGATCTTGCGCTGCCGGAAGTTGCTCGTGCGCGCGATGGCAAGGTCGCACGGCTCGCCTTCGCGGTCCACATTCGGGGGGTACGCATCGACCTCGTCCAAAAACAGATAGCGCGCCGCCATCGAGCGCAGATTCTGCGCACTGTTCGCACCCGCGAGCACCAGGATGCCGCCCAGGAATTCTTTCGCGAGAATCGTATTGCCGCTGTCGCGCTGCTTGTGCGGGCGAACCAGCGTGCGCAATATCGGCGAGTCATCGATCAGCGGGCCGATGCGCTGCTTGCTGTTCCGCTTCGCCATCAATTCGGTCGGCTGCACGACCAGCATCGGCCCAGGCGCGAGATGGATCACATAGCCCACCCAGTTGTTTCCCGTCTCTGTATTATGCGATACAATTAGCCCCTTACCTGCTGCAAACAAATGGGATGGCGTATCTACTTCGATGCATCGAACGGGTACGGATTCAACCTGGGTGATCGAAA